TTCCACTATTAAATGCCATCACGCAAGAAGAACCACTTACAGTCGTTCCAGCACCAGAACTTGTCGGTGCAGCGGCTTCTGCTGTTCTTGGTTTAATTTTCATTCTTCCTCCGTTGTTGCCGTTTCTGGTTCTGGGTCAGATTCTACTTTGTCTGTAAATATTTTAGCAGAAACTTCTTGTTTTCTAGTCGCAAGAGAATCAACTACTTTATTTGAAATGAGATGTCCAAAAGCATCATTTATTCTTAAAGGATTTCCCTGCATTGCATAATCTACGATATCTACCGCTTTAAATTCTTTTTGTGTTGGTTGTTCTGCCATTTATATCTCCAAAAATTATCTATTAATATTTATAAACTTTTGAGAATGAAGATTACATTTCATCTTCGTCCTCTTCTCCACTGTCAATTTCACCTTCAGCTTTCTCTTTTTCCATCTGAGAATCCAATAATTCAATATCTTCATCAGATTGTCTAAGAACATTTTTTCTAAACCATTCTTTAGAATAATACTGTCCCACCCAATCTTCCATATTTCTTGCAAGGTCTACTCGTTGAGACATAGTTTCTTGTTGTTTGAATTCAGTATAATAATGGTCTGAAGTAAATGAATAATGAATTTTATCTTTGACCTTTGACCATTCTGCAGCAGTCATTATATTTTTCAAAATTAACTGTTTTTCTATTATTTCATCAAACAATATAGAAAATCTTGTTTGTAATTTTTTAATAAATTTACTAAAAAGCAATTCATCCCTAGTAATTTCACTTTCTCTCCCCAAAGAGAAACCAGAGTCGGCCTCCAAACGAGATACAGGAACGTGCATCGCTTTGTACATTTTTCTTTGAAAGTATTCAACATCCTCTAATTGTCCAAGATTTTCTCCGCCTGGAAGTGTAGTAATTTCTGTTCCTCTACCACCTTCTCTACGAGGCAACCAGTAATCTTCCAACATTGATTGATGTCTACGGTCATCTTTAACTTCACCAGAATCCGAATCGTAAACCAATCGATTCTTGTAACGTGTCATGATATCACGAATATATTGTTCGGCCTTGAGTTTTGGTAAGTTTCCTACATCAATATAAAAAATTCTTCGTTCTGGTGCTCGTGAAATTCTGTAAATAACGATTGCATCTTCCACCATCCGTAATTGATTCAGTGGTTTTATCGCTTTATGGAGATAAGACATTACCATATTTTTTTGTGGATTCAATAACCCAGAAGTAGTATATGCAATACTATCACCAGAAATCATTATTCCAGAAGAAGACCGCTTATCCATTCCCGCTTCATTATAATGATAATGAGGAACTATCTCTATTTTTGCTAATCTGGGGTCGGCAGTTTTTTCCTGTTTCACTTGTTTCATTTTTTTAATTTTAGTAGCATCCAAACTTCGGAGTTCTACTATTCCACGTTTAGGATCACTTTCGTCTATCATGATGTGATAATATAATTTTCCTTCAACATACCATCTTCGGAATATTTCATGGCCATAATTATTAAAATTGAGAAGGTCTAATATAGAAGTAAATTCTGTTCGAACTTTTTTCTTAATTCCTTCTGTTAAATCTGTTTGGTCAAGATTTATTTGTACTGGTGAGTTTGGTTCATCAACTACTATAGCTTCATTTACAATATTATCAACTGCTATTTCACAATCAGAAGTTTGTGACATTTCACGATATTTGTAAACAAGGTCAACTTCATTCTTATATTGCCCTTCAATGTCAAGATATGAACCATATGCACCTGCTCCAGATACCATCTGAGAACCATCATCATTCTCTGGAAGAGTAAATGCAGGAACATTTGCGCCTGGTTTTTCTTGACTTTTTCTTTCAATTTTGAAACCGAATATTTCAAATGCCATAATTTAATCTCCTAAGTTGTTGATTCCCAATAATCATAAGTCCAAGTACAAGTATATTCTTCAATATCTTGTGTGCCCCAATCTAAATTAATAGTAGATAATGCGGTAGGAAATGCCCCTACAAACTTATATGTCTTAATCGCTTTACCATCTTTACCATGTTGAACTACTGATATATCCTTTTTATAATCTGCATTATCACCTTCCTTCAAATTAGAACTCATTTGTGTATCTCTAGTATTTAGTTTATGATTTGACACTAAATTCATCCACTGTTCAAGAGCTATTCTAATTCCAAAATCTTCATCATTAATTATGGTTGTGTCCCATGTATCAAAAGTTCTATCCCCTGCAACTTTTATTGATTTCCCATGAAAGAATACTTCATGAGTGCCAATATTAGAGGCCGGGATTGTTGTCCCTTTGATAAGAAATTCGGCTTTGGTGGGTGGTGAGGTTACACCAGTAGGATATAGGAGTTCAACCTTGAACAAAGAGGGACGAGCCCCTCCTTGTTTAAGACCTGTTTTGAACTCCGTTACTGAGAATGCCATTCATTATAAATCCAATTATGTTGTGTAAGTAATTGTAGAAGCATTTTCTTCTTGCGAAGCTCCATGACTCCAATAATCATATGCCCATGATACTGTATATTCTTCCACAGCATCATTTGACCAATCAAGTGCAATTTCACCCAATTCAGTTGGCCACATATTATAAAATTTGTATGATTGTTTATCTTCACCATCTACACCAACCTGAGTAATTGTTCCTTCGCCTGGTGTGTTTGTCATTCCAAAAGAACCCATGCGATTTCCATCAAATTCACCAGCAAGACGCTGCATCCAATTCATAATTTTATTACGAATTGAAAAATCTTCATCATTTAAAATTGTTGTAGTCCAGTTATCATAAGTTCTAAACCCCGACATTTTATATGCTCTCCCTGCATAATTCATAGCAAGAGGAGCGATATTTGCAGCAGGAATCGCTCCCGCTTTGACAAGGATATTCTCTGTTGATATAAGAGAATAAGTACCAGAAGAATCTGTAATACCTATTTTGAATAATGATGGTCTTGCGCCCCCAACGGCTTTTGTACCGAAAAGATTGCTTTTAAATTCTGCTACTCCAAACGCCATTGTTTTCCCCTATGCGAAAGTATAATAGTTATATGTCCAAGTAACATCAAACTCTTCAATATCACTTGCTGTATCGTAACTCAATGCAATTTCTGCGATTGCACTTGGCCAACAATCAACGAATTCAATTGTTTGAAGAATTTTACCAATTCCTTCTTTACCATATTGATTGAGTTTCACAGTTCCAGCAAAACCATTAGATGTAACATGTTTAGTATTCATTATATTAGTTCCAGTATGATTTATTTCTTGCATCCATGTTTCCAATTCAGCACGTTCATGTCCACCTTCAGTTTGAATGATCGTTGTAGACAAATCTCCAAAAGTCATATCGCCTGGAATTTTAACTGTTCTTCCAAAATACTGTCTTTCAATTGGTGTTATAGTCAAAGGTGGAAGAGCCGACACTCTACAAAGATATTTCATATTGTCAAAATTTCCAGTAGTTACTCCATCGGGAGTATCAGATACCGTCAAATCAAATAAACTTGGACGGGCGCCCCCCGAAGCGAGCGCACTTTGAAATGTTGATAGACTAAATGCCATTTGATTTCTCCGAATATTATCGTTTTAATTATTTATATCAAACAGCACCTACAACCTCAGAAAATTCTACACCAGAACGAACGGCGACAAAATTCAACTGTATGAAGTTGATAGCTCTTGATGGTTTAATAAAAATGTCTCCTCTAAATTGATTAGAATCAACAACTTGTGCTGTATTATTTGAAGAATCACAAATAACACGGAAATCAGTGATTCCGCCTCTTCCTTGAATATCACGCAAGAAAGGTTCAACCATTGAAACAAACTGAGAACGTGTAAATTCATCATTGAATTCAAACAACTGAAATCTTGCAGCGTTTGCAATCGCTTTTTCAAGAAGAATAAACAACCGTCTTACATTGATACGGTCAAATGCAGATGGTTTTGTCAGTTGTGTTTTATCACCATAAAGAACTGTACCTTCGCCTGGGAACGCAACAACTGGATTTATTTGTGCGGAATAAAGTTTATCTCTTTCCGCTAATTTTGGATTAAATGGAAGTTTGACAACACCTTTAATTTGACCCCGTGTAAAACCACCTGGCGAAAAGAAAGGATCTCTATCTGCATCTGTTCTTGCACAAAGACCAGCAATATCACCATTTAATGGAACATAACGAAATTTATCGTTATGTTTGTCATATTGATACTTCCAACCAGAATCCATAACAGCATAAGAAGAATTCATGTTTACAGTATCACGATAATCAACTACATTATCTGTAGCGACAGATGAATTTGTAACTGCTCCACCAATAACATCTGAACTTTGTGGAGAGAAAAAGGCAACACAGTCTTTGCGATATTCTGCAATATTTTGAACTACGTGTCTTACAACTGTTGAACTATGACTTCCAGTTGGAACCAAAGAAACATCCACATCTTCTGCTGATTTAAACAAATCGTAACCACGAATATAATCACCATTTGAAGGAGCGGCATTTCCGTCTGTTCCACCTTGAAAACTTGTTGAAAGTGCAGATGTAGGCATGATAAATGCATTTTGTGTACCACCACCTCCACCTGTAATAGTTTGAGCAAGTGCTGCGGCTGCAGTAATACCCCATCCATGAAAAGTACCAGCAGTACCACCACTAGGACTTGCAACTGTTGCTCCACCTCCAGTATCAACTGTTTCAGTGGAATCTCCACCAGTTGATATCGGAACATTAAAAATAGGATGGTCTAACCACCAAACGAAATCTGAATTATTATTTAAATAATCAGCATAATAGATGTTTTCTCCGTCCGAACTCTTTGCACCTTTTATTACCGAAAGATTTGCATGTGCTTCGAGAACCTCATCTAATTGTCCCGACCAATTTCCATCTTCGTCAACTATTGCAACATGAATTTCATCTGATGATAAACTTTTATCTACAGCATATACTGATGTAGTAGGCGCTCCGTCTGAAAATGCACCTGCATATTCCCATTTTCTTTCATAATTTGCAGCGGAATTTACACCAATAAATTTATTATTTACAGTAATTTCAGTATCACTTCCAATAGCAGTAACTCTTCTTGATTCTCCACCCACTATAATTAAATCATTTACACAAAATTGTGCGGAAAATACTGTAGCGGTTCCTGTTACTGTTTTTGAATCAGCGGTAGTTGCAACTGTTCCTGCCATTTCAGCTTGAGCTTGTGAAAAAGTTGAACGTGCTCTTTTCCCCCATGTAGTTGCAGAAATATCACTTATTGTACCACTTAAAGGAGTTCCTGTTGCAGCATCTTCAGCAGTTACTGCCGTGACTACAATTCCACCACCAGCACCATTGATATCAATAATATCTCCCACTCTAAGTTCTTTTCCGAATGTGGTACTGGTTCCAGCGATAACACCACCTGAACTTGTCCATGCAACTGTTCCTCCACCACCAGTAACAGTTGATGCACCTTGCATTGCAGGAGCATCAGCGGGACACCATGAAATTTTAAATGTATTACCTAAATCTCCTGCCCATTTTGCAGCAGTTGAAGCGACAAGACTTGTTGCATTTGAACCACCAAATGCAGGGTCATATGAATCATAATAATGATCCGATGATTTAATCTGAACATCTTCATATGATGCTGTATTTGCTGAAGCGTTCTTTGGTGAAGCTGCACTAGAAACTGTAGTATTCGCTGCACGAACTACATTTATTGCACCAGTATATGTTAAGAAATTAGCAACAGTAAAAAATTGTTCAAAATTATCATCGTTTGGTTTTTGAAAAATTTCTACTAAACTATCTTCGTCTGTTATCAGCGTAACTTCTTCGATTGGGCCCCAACGAAATCTCCCAGCAAATCCGCCAGTTGATGTTCCAGCTGCGACTACTACATTAGTTAAGTCTATTTCTGAGGTGTTTACGCCGGGACTTACTAGAAAGGCCATTGTGTTCTCCGTAAAATATTATGAGTTTTTATACGTTAATTAGATTACTCTACAGAATATTTATAAATAACAGTAATTGATGAATAATATTTAGTGTACGGTAAATATGAAGTTTCCTCAAAAAGCAATAAATCGTTTCAATATAAAAGTCAATAAATCAGATAATTGTCATATTTGGAATGCGGCCAGACAAAAACAAGGATATGGAATGTTTTCCTATGATGGGAAATCTATGCCTGCACATAGATTTGCATATCTTTTACACAATGGGAATATTGAAGAAAATATGGTTGTCCATCAAACTTGTGAAAATAATGGATGTGTAAATCCAAATCATCTCATTCTTCAATCTAAAAGTCAAAACAAAAAAAGTTATACTTCTGTACGTGTCAGTCGTGAAATGATAGAAAAAGAAAGTGTA